CACTCCAACCTAAACTGACATAATTAACGTAGTTAATAGGCATAACAAAAACTAATGTAGATGGAACCGCAAACTCAACAGACTGAGTACAAGTAAACGTATCAAATGACAACTCTTGTATAGCGCGTCTTGAGTGGTACAACACATCGTTAACGTAGGTGTTTTGACATAACTTGTTTTTACCTACATACGTAGCCATAAAGCTTTCAACAAAATCATCAAGTCTTATATATCTATATAGACCATATCTGTGATCACCTGATGCGCCATCAGGATCGTAATACGTATTTGGATTTTCAGTTAATATTCCCATCTATTTATTGATTTTGTATATTAGTTTCTGCGCCAGCAACGCTAGTAGCCAACTGAGTTAAATCAATTTTATTCATAACTATACCTGCTAAAGCGAGTATAAGATTAACTACAGAATCTTCTTCTGATTGATGAAGCTCAAAGTCTTGGCCTGACGTGTCACTAGCATTGTATAAAGCTTTTCCGTTAACTACGACATATGTCCAGTTAACATCTAAAGGAACTAAAAAAACCTCCGCAGAAGTTTGGCCAGTTGCCACTGTACTTCCAGACCCGTATATTAAAACATCAGAGCCTGCTATAGTGCTATCAGTATATACAGCCATACTACTGCCTAAGCCTCTATGCCTCATGGCTCCAGTGTCAAAAAACCTTCTTGCTTCTTCAAGAGGAACCTTTTGTATAGGATATCTAGTCTGAGCTGTAGCTCCATGAAATAATCTACCAGTTTGATAAACAGTTCTAGACACACTGTTCACTGTAGCTGTAGTAGGCATTAAATCTATTACGTCAGTGCCACTGTTGCCAGAAGCAGTTAAATCAGCTACAGATCTAAAAGGATTTAACTTAGTGTCTAACAGTTCTGTTAAATTAGTTTCATCTACTACGTTTTCCCTATTAGGTTCTTTTCTGTCTCTTAAATTCTTTGCATAAAAATAAGACTCAAATATTTGCATTTGAGCCTGGTTGGCTAATAAGTTAAACTCTTGTGGAGTAATGTAACCTCTTTGTTCTTTATTAGCAAGAGTTAAAACTCTCTGATAAACTGTATCTACACTTATTGCCATAATTCTTTTTTAAGTTTAGTGACCGCCCCGAAGGGCAGTCACATAACTAGTTAATTTAATCTTTTCTCTATATTAGAGTATACTTCCATGCCTTCATCAGTCTTAAACCAATGCGCAAGTGCGGTGTAAGGGTGTTCATCAAATGGAACTGTCATTAGCTTACGCCCTGTAGACGTCCATTCAAAATAACGTTGATCACTTGACAAAGCTATAATGCCATGCTCAGTAGCTCTAATTCCAAAGTTTCTTAATACAACGTTATCGTCATTGACTAACTCTAAGAACAACATAGGGTTTCTCTTAGCGTATAGTAGTAAATCACGTTTAAGCTCTTTAGAACTCATGTCTGATACCTTAGATCCAACCTCTACTCTCATAACAGCTTCTGCCATATCTATATCAATACTTTTTGCTGCCATTAAAGCTTCTATCTCTAGTTCAAGAATATCAAGATCGTTCTTTGCTTCTTCAACTGGTTTGTATTCATAATACAACTTGTCCCTGTGTGGGTGATATAAAGAAAGAAGTTTTTGCAGTACTGTTTTTTCTTTTGGAACAATTAATACTCCACTTCTAAAAACAATATGAGCTAGTCGTTGGTCTCCCACCATTTCGTCAACAAACACTGTTCTTTGATTTTCACAGTATTTTAACTCGCGTTCAAAGCCTTTTCCTTCATCAAACCAATATACGTTAGTTGCGCGTATGCTTTTTGATAAAGGCTTTTTGCTTCCTTTTAAATAGTAAACTCTATCTTTAATTTCCCAAACATCTTTTTTAGGTAATTCTTTTTTTACAACAGGTGCAGGTTTTGGCTCCGGTTTTGGAGTTTCAACAACAACTGTTTCTTCTGTGTAAGGCTCTTCAACCTCTACTTCTTTTTTCTTTTTTGCCATAATATAATATAATAAAAGTTAATATAAAACTACCCCTCCCGAAGGAGAGGTAGTTTCACCAAATATAATCTTAGTTTAACAACATGAAGTTGTTAGCACCTTGAACGATTAAACAACGCTCAGTAAGCATGTGCATTTGCATCGCGTCGAGCGCAGATGTAGCAGCACCAACTGAACCAGTAACCCACGTCTTCATACGACGATCATCAGTTTGAGAAGCTCTGTAACGTACGTGTAAGAACGGACGCTTAAGGTTTCTACCTAATGCTTGATCGTATACAGTTGAGGTACCAGCAGGAATTACAACACCGCGAATAGCGCTAGCTGATGCAGCGGCGTTAATAGCTCCACGAGTAGCAAAGTCGTTTAAGTAACGGAAGTCAGACTTGTAGAAGTCGTAAGATCCACGACGGAATCCTGAGAATCCTAAGTTAAGCGCCATGTCTTCATCGTTATTAAATACTCCGTAAGATGTACCACCAGCTCCATATGAATTCATAGAAGCAAGCATGTCATCAATAGCTAAAGATGTAGAACGGTTAAGGAATAACATGTTCTCTTCAATAGCACCTTGCTTATCAAACTCAGCTAGAATAGCATCAAACTCAGCTAGGTCAGTAGCAGCGTTAACACCGGTAATACCTGAAGTTAAGTTTCCACGAGACTCAATAGCCGCGAATAAACCTTCAGTTCCAACAGTGCCGTCGCCAGCAGCTGAACCTGGAAGAATATCAGTTGCACCATCAAGTACAGAGCTTCCGTCATTCTTTTCAGACTCAATCATAGCCATTTCAACGTAGTCATTAAAACGAGCGCGTGTGTCAGCTTCAGCTTTTAAATACCATAGGTATCCAGAAGTTCCATCTTCAGCAGCCACCTCAATCCAACCAACTTTCGATGCATCAGATCCTGATACTTCGTAGTAGTCCTTCATGATAACTGGCTTGTTAGTGAACGTAGTGAAACGAGGTTCGTTAGCTCCACGTGCATCAGTAGCAGCAGTGTTGCCGTCGTTTCTGTAGCTCATTCCTTTACCAAACTCAGATCCATATACTAGGAAAGTACTTGCTGAAGAAGCTGATAACTGAGAAGCACCAGCGTCATAAGGAAGTACGTGAGCAGTTGTTGAAGTCACTTTAGTAACTAAACACTTTACAATTCCATTAGTTGAATCCGCCACCATAACAGTGTCGTTTACTCTAACACCGTGCCCAGCGCTGTCAATAGCAGTGCCATCGATATCGTGAGTTATAGTTAGCACAGATGATGCAACAGAGTTTTGAGTAATACCACCGTTAGCAGCAACTGATCCTGTGTATGAAAGGTGTAGACGACCTTGCTCAGACCAAATAACTTGGTCGGCTGTCATCGCCTCTTCAGCCCCAACTTGAGCAAGAAAACCTGAAATTGTTCTTGGTCCGAACACTTCAGCTTCTTTCTCCATTAGGTCTGGTACGTATTGTTGACCCCAACCTGCAGCGGTTGATAGGTCTAGATAGTTTGTAGATAGTACTTGCTTCCTTGAAGCTGGAGCACTATTCAAACTAGGTCCTGCAGTAATTGCCATTTTTTCTTAATTTTAATTTTTGTTTTTCATTTTAAATTTAAAAGAGGCAGAATCATCACCTAATACTTTTACTTTGTAACCACCTTTAGGCTCACTCATTGCTGATCGAGCACCAGTGTTTACATTTTTAGCTTTAGCAACGCTGTCTTTTACAGCATCAGCTTTACCTTGTTCGTAAAAGTGCTGAGCAATAGCATCAGCATTCATAGCGGTAAACAAACCTTTGTGATAACCTTTAGCGTCGCCTATAGTGTTGTCGTCTGCTAGAAACTTTCTAACAAAATTGTTAATATCACTTTGCGACTGTTTTACTTGGTCTGCGTTTTTAACATTGTACCTAAACCTTTTATCACCGACGTTATATTCAAAACCTTTGAACTTGTCTCCAAATAATTGTTCAGTTTTTTTATTAAAAACTAGTTTTTGTTTTTCAGCTACTTTCTGCGTCTGTTCTGACTCTTTATTGTATCTGTTGAAAAAATCTACAGCTTTCTGCTGCTCGGATGTGAGCTTGCTTCCAGCTTTAATCTCTTCATAGTATTTAGACTTTTGCCCGTCTAAATAGGCTTTAGCCTCGGCAACTTGCTCTTTCAAGGCTAATTTTTTACGTTTAATATCTTTAGCTTCATCTACGTCTTCATCAAAAGAAAATGTATCTTCAAGCATGAAGTTTATTTCTTCAGAGTTAAGATGAGGCTTAGTTCTTTTATAGTACTCTAACAAAGCATCTTGATCGTCTATCGCTTTAACATCTCTGTTTAGCTTAACATAGTCTTCAAGATCACCACCGGTTTCCTCCATAAAGTCGACTAGCTTCTGAATGTTTTCAGGAAGAGGCTGACCAGTTTCTTCAGCTTCGTCAAGAGCTTCCATAACTTCCTCTTTAGTTACAGTTTCTTCTTCAGTAACTTCTTCTAGTACTGGTAGTTCTTCTTGTACTTCTTCTTCCGGTTGTACTTTGTCTTCACTTTGTGTGGGCTCGGCATCTTCATCGACTCTAGCCACTCCTGTGTCGTCAGAGTTACTTTCTTCAGTTTCATTGGTTGGTGGTTTTGCTAAATCTACTTTGACAACGTCATCGTCATCTTTGCTTTTAAATTTTTCTAAATCAAGCTCAGGTGTAACTTCTTCTACAACCTCTTCTTGCGGTGTTTCTTGTTCGACCTCGTTGATTACTTCTTCGAGATCTGTTTGGTTATTTTGTTCCATGATAAAATATTATATAATTAATTTCCAATTTGTGGATTAAACTTATCTAAACCCACTCCGCCTCCAAGTATATCATTACCTGAAGACTCAAACTTTTTACCAGTTTGTTTTATATTTTCTCGTCTATCTTTACCAGCTTCTTTCATGCCTTCTAGTTGCTGTGTAGACTGGCGCTCTTGAGCTCTTGCTTGATTGTTTAAATCAAACTCAAACTGCATTAACTCTTTCTTTAGTCTAACTTCTTCTTGCAAGTGCGCTAATCGTCCTTGCGTTCTTGCTTGTTCTAGCGATAAATCTATTTGAGCTTTTGCCTGATTTTTTTGTATCTCAGCTTGAGCAGCGGCTTGTTGAGTTTGCGCATTTGCTTGTGCTTGCGCTTGTATGTTCTTTTGCTTGATGGCTTCGTCACGCTCTAGTTTTCTCTTACGTTTTATTTTTAATAACTGATTAGCGAGTTTAATATTCTTTACCTCCCTAATGTCTATGGCATCATCTAAGTCAATTAACCCAGCACTTAACGCTGTCTGAACATTGTTTTCTAGCAACTGTCTCTCAGCCTCATCTGGTTCTAATTCTATAAATATACCAAAGTCATATAAATACAACTCAGACATTTCTTTAAGAGTAGCTACGTTATGAGCACCTATAGCTTGAACAAAGGCATCTGCTGTAGGAGAGTATTCAAGTATGTCAGATATTCTAAGCGATAAAGACTCAGCTACCTCAGAAGTTAGATACATTGACCCAAGAAGTATATGTCTAGTAGCAACGTTTGAATTAGCCGCTGCTAGCTTTTGAACGCCAACTAATGAATTAGGATCTGGCACGCTAGCGTCTCTAGCTTCATTAAGACCAGTTACGTCACGGATCATTTGTAAATAGTAGTTGTATGTATTTATTAAACTACCAATTTTATTTTGACCAGCTCCATTAGATATCTGTTGAATAGGTATTTTACCTGGATTAGGATCACCATCTTGAGTAAATGATCTACCAATCACACTACCAGTCTGGAAGAACATATTAAGAGCTTCTTGTGGATTGTAATTAGTTCCGTTGCCTAAATCTATTTCAGCAAGCCCGTCCGCATCAAGGTATACTCCGTCTGGTACCATGCGCGACATTACTTGCTGTAACTTTAAATGCGTAAGCTGAATCATATCAGCAAACCCAGTAATTCTATTAACCAAAGATTCAATACGACCTTCGTACATGCGAGGAGCTACTAGCGAGTAATTCATCTTAACTTTATTAAAGTCAGATTTGTTACGCATCATGTTATCAGCCTTATTCCATTGCAATAACATATCAGTACCAAGCACCATAGCGCCTTCAAATAAACACTCTACAGATCTTTGTAAGCGCTCATAACCTCCTTCCTTATCTTTTGGTGGATTAAAAGTGTCTGGCTTTTCAATGGCTTTGTAACCACCTGTTCCAGTTTCTTTAATTTTATAAACGTCGTTCATGTACGTTTTATAATTAAAATATAAAACTTGAACTTTATTTTTGTCTACTTCGTACACGCGCTTGCCTCGTAAATATTTTTTACTACCTTTGTCGTATACGTCTTTTAAATCAGATTCTGTTAAATGAGGAAACTCTTTTGCTAACTCATTAATAGGTATAGTTTTTATTTCACCTATGTAGTATATATCATCAAAGTGTGGTGACTCAGTATATGAATAAACTATATTAGCTGGATCAACATACTTAACTCTAGCTCCTTCACTATAGTTAAAATCTGTTTTAACGCAGGCTAAACCTAGTACAGTTAAATCGTATATTAATCTACGGCGAGTTAAATCGTAATCATTACCCTTTAGTAAAGTCTCTATAGCTTGCTCTTCAGCTATTTCCACCGCTTGCTTGTAATTAAGCTGCATGTGTAACTCTAACTCCTCTTTTGAATCAGGTAAATCAGCCTTTGGATTTTCGTATAAATCAACACCAACTAGTTCAGCGGCCATGTCGTTAAAATCTTTTGACGTCATGTCACGCATCAAAGACTCCATGTACTCAGTTCGCTTGCTAGTGCCGTACTGGTCTTGAGCATAAGCGTTTACTTTAAATAAGCGCTCAGACATACCGTTAACTACTATATCTACGAATTTAGGTATAATAGGTACTGGCTTCCAGTCTAAATTTAAGTACGACAAGTCACCGTTAATAGACAACTCATCTTTATATTTTTGTATAGATTGTTCACCTCTAGCATACAGTCTTAGGTTTCTGTATTTTATTTGCTCAGAGTTATATCTATTACCGTAAGAATCACTAAACCATTCCTGCTCTATAGCTTTCGCTATTTTTAAACCATAATCTATACTAATTTTTTCTAGATCAGGTACAGCTTGAGATGGAAAATTAACATATACTGACTCAGCCATGCTTATTTAATTATCTGGGAATTAAACCCTTTGTTGTTATATTTTGCTATATTCAAATTCAATGGTGTTTTTTCTACTTTAGCGTTTGGTGCGTACAAGTGTCTATTGCAAGCCATGATCGCTAAACCAGTGCTTATTGATGCGTCGTGTTTAGTTCTGCGGTTTATGTCAAACTTAGACCAATCCAATAACGTTTCATTAAAATACATCGTTCCAAACTCGCCTTCACCTTTGTGGCCTACGTGGTCTTGTATATACATTTCAATCGCAGCAGCGTGAGCTTGCTTAATATCCTCGCTTGAGTTTGGTATA